CCCTTGATAGGTGGTAAGAAAATCTTATACAGATTTCCCATTGCCAGTCCGCCACCAGAACCAACCGATGATTTAAAATCGTCAATACGAATTGCCATTAATCCTTACCTATACTTTGTCTTGAATCGTAGAACACCTTCTGTGAGTTTGCTTTACGGAACTGTGCAGTCGGTAAGAATGTTGCAATCTCCCACTCTGGAGCAGGGACTTCTGCAAACTTACTCTTGACATGTGAATTCAAGTAGTGTTTGAAACATGGTTTATAGTATCGCATTTTTGCAATACCTTGTAATCTCTTGTAAGTAATATTAAACTTTGCATCGTCTGAGTTCTTACTAGACGCAACTTCCATCAATGCATCCAACATCTTTGCACGAAGGATAGGTGGAAGGTAGTGAAGGTTAATTCCATAGAATCCACCCTCTGCTGGCCCGACCACGATAATCAATGGGAATGCATCATAGTATGGAAGTTTATCTTTAGTCTTCGGGTCATAGAAGAACATTTGCATTGACCCGATAATACCTTGTTTCGCTCTTTGTTTTATCTGGTCTTCCTTCATTAACGCTTCACGATTAATGGAACGCATGTTGGATGCTTTCTTTCTGAACCATTCACGGGATTCCTTTGTACGGGGAGTAACTCCTGCACGGAATGCCTGTAGTTCTAGTCTGTTGAATATATTACTCATAGTTCTATTTATACCAATTTTACTTCAATTTTATTTTTTTCTTCGAGTATATGGTGCTAACTTCTTGAGTGGTTTTGTTGATTTGGGAATAAGAGTCTTCAAGGGTTCATTCTTTTCTGTCCATATGACAAATCTCCAACCTCGGTCTTTTGCATATGCGTTTGCTGCTTCCCACTTATTTATGTTCTTTACGTAAGTAAAACTTTCGTTGAGATATCGTTTTGTCTTCTTACTACTTGTAGGTATTCGAGTCTCTTTGTCTGGTTTAATTTCAACCAACCAAGTCTTACCATCTTCCATGACCATTTTTAAATCCATAAAATATCTGTGATAACGCTTGTCAACTTCATATAGATATGGTATAATGACTTCTTCAGAAGACCATTTTATTACTTTTGGGTTATCATCGCACCATTTGAAGGCATGTTTCTCCCACAAAGAACGATATACCACACCAGTATGGTCGCCTTCGTATTTCTTTGTATTTTTTACTCTGTATCTTCCCGAATATGCCATAAAAACCTTATAAATAAAGATAATGATTTACAACCTATTTATAGAGAAATTAAAATGGCAACAGTCACAAACATAAATGACGTACAGGTTGGAGACACTTTAACGTCTGCACAAATTTACGAAGCAGCAACTGGTTCAAAGCCTGGCATTGAAGAAAACAAGTCTAGAAAAGACCTTGAGTATCCACTTAACAATCCTGATGAATACAAGGGTAGGTTAGTCTTCAACGTAATGAAAGAACCTGAAACTGACCTTGGTAATATCAGTGAAGCAGCGTCATCATTTGCGAAGTCTATCGGAGACGGTTTAAAGAACGCACTTCAAACTGAAAACCCTGAAGAAGTTGCAAAGGCAGTCAAATCTCACAAAGGTGAAGTTAACGTTCCTATTATCAAACAAAGACCGTTAATTAAACTTGATAGACAAGTATCTTTGTATCTACCTGTTGGTCTACAGTACCGTGATAACGTTGCATATGAGAATATGGATTTGGGTGGTATGGGTGGTGCTGCGGAAAGAGGACTACAATCTGGTTCTGGTGCTATTAAGAGTTTGATTGAAGGTGGAATGAAGACTTTGAGTGCGGGTCTTGGTGGTGCGGCAAACAAAGAAGTCGCAAAACTGGGTGTTGTTAAACTTGCGTCTAATTTACCCGATGAAGTAGCGGGTGCATTTAAATCAGCAGCGGGTGTAACAACCAATCCAAACACTCGTGTGTTATTCAAACAAGTTAATCTTCGTGAGTTTGCATTTGCATTTAAGTTTATTGCAACTTCAGCAAAGGAAGCGGAAGAAGTAAAAGAGATTATCAAATTATTCAGAACAGAACTATATCCAGAAAATATTAATCTAGAAGTAGGTGGAAGTCAAATCTCTATTGGATATAAGTTCCCTAACAAATTCCAAATTGATGTGGAGTATGATGGGGACGAAATTGCAACAAGAATCAAACCATGTTTTCTTAGAGATGTGAGTGTAACATATAACAACACATCAATGACTATGCACTCCGATGGTAACTTCCAAGAAATAGAAATGTCATTATCATTCCAAGAAACAAGAACACTCAACAGAAAAGATGTAGAGGAAGGATACTAATGACAACAAAATACTTTAAAAACTTTAACATCGTTGGATATAATTTCGGTAACGAAACTAGTAAAGTTCTCTTTGATGATATAACTCAATACGTTGATATTATCGATGGACTAAAAGATAACGTCTCTTTCTACGAACAGTTTACTATTATAGCGGGAGATAGACCCGACACTCTCTCATATAGATTGTATGGAACTACCGATTACTATTGGACATTCTTTCTTATGAATGACCACTTACGTGAATCTGGATGGCCAATACCTACATATGACTTGTTGGAAACTGCAAAAACAAAGTATCCATATAGAATTATAACAACAAATTCAGATATATCGACATCATTTCCAGTTGGTCAGATTATAACTGGAGTAAATAGTGGTACTCAGGGTAGGATTATTAAACGTAATCTTGATATGGGACAACTAGTAGTCGATACTTCGGTTACTGCGGGAGATTACTTTGGACTATATCCTAATCTTGTAAACTTTAGTCCTACAGAGAACATTAAATACATCGCACAAGACGGTGCATTTTATAATGCTACCCTTGTAAAACAATCCGAACAGTATAATGCAGTTCATCACTATGAGGATGCAGATGGTGTATGGCAAGACCTTACATTGTTTGATTTTGCAAACCCAAGTTCACAGTGGACTGCTGTAACACATAGAGACAGACTTGAGGCAAGAAACGATGTCCTCAAACAGATAAACGTTCTAAAACCAGATGTAATCGATGAAGTGGTTGGTGAATTTAATAATTTTCATAAAAAGGTAGGTTAATGTCTACGTCACAACAGTTCAAAATAACTGAGGCATCAATCTCAGCAGACCGTTTCGGTGGATTTGGTTCAAATTCATTTGATGTGAGAACATCTGTTGCAGAATTGAACGTGTTTGAAAGTTTAGATAAACCTTATCTGACGGGAACTGTTGTTATTCTTGATGACAAAGCACTGTTTGATGCTATAAATTTTCAAGGAACAGAACGATTTCGTGTAAAACTTGCATCTGCGGATAACTCTTTAGATACCGTATTCGAACGTACCTTCATGATGACTGGAATCGAACGTTCTGTCAAGTCAAACGATAACGGAAAATCTAGTATGTATGTTATTACATTACTAGACGAACATGCTTATCTGAGTAGTTTAAAACGAATCAGTAGGTCTTTCAATGGACGTATCGATAAGATTATAATTAAACTCCTTGCAACTCAAATGAATATGGATGTAGATATCTCATACTTGTTTAAAGGTGACGGTAAAGAATCCGCACCAATTCAGACAAGTATAAAAGGTATCATTCCCAATCTAAGTCCTATTGCAGCAATCAAGTGGTTGGTGTCAAGAGCGACCACCGTGACAGGGTCTCCATTCTTTGCGTATGCATCTATGCACGATAACAATCTTCGTCTAGGTAATCTGGACTGCATGTTATCACAAAAAGCGTTTAATTCAAAATTACCGTATACGTACAATCCCGCAAACGTATCTAATGCAGACACTCAAACAGAAGTAGAAAAAACATTTACTATTAAAGCATTAAAAACGTCTAAGATGGCAAACACCTTGAAACTCATTCAAGAAGGTGCAGTAACAAGTGACATGTGTAATACCAATCTTAACACAGGACAGATATTTAATCAACACTTCTCAGTCAGAGATACTTTAGATAAACTATCGGGACATGGTATCATTGGCGAGAATCAAAATGTATTTGATACAGAATTTTTAATGGATGAGATTGCGGTTGATACATTCAATGCACAAAACATTCATACGGTAACTTCGAGTGGAACATATGGTAGATACAAAAGTTATCATGACGAATTTGATGCGACTAAGTTTAAAAAGAAACTAGAAAGTAAAGCTTTACACAATCACCTATATAAGAACATGATGAATGTTGTTGTAGAGGGTGCAGGATTTATTGTTTCGAAAGCAAGTGTTGGGGACATAGTAAACCTGAAGATTGTAAACGACAATACAGAACAAGATAAAAATGCGAGTGAAGAAGACTTGATTGATAAAGCTAAGTCTGGTGATTGCATTATATATGATACTAGACATACCTTCTCTGGAACTCAACACACAGTATCCATAAACGTATGTAAACTAGAGAGACTTTCACAATGAAACCTATTCTTTCAGAATATTATGGTGATAATACACGATGGTTCATTGCAACTGTTATTGACTCATCACCCCCATACGGTTTTGAAGGACGTGTAAAGATTCGTGTTCATGGATTACATACATCATCCACTGTATCAATTCCTCAACATGACTTACCATGGGCACAATGTCTTGTACCAACCACAGAAGGTGGAATTTCTGGTATTGGTAGAATGCCACAGGTTCAACCTAACGCACTAGTCTTCGGTATGTTTATGGACGGAATGAACTCTCAAACACCTATTGTAATGGGTAGTCTACCGCACATTGAATTACCTACTAGGATACAACTAGGACAAGAAGGTGAGGATATCGGAGAAGATAACAAACCAGAAAATCTATGGCAAAGTATTGTTGCTGCGGTCAAACCAAAAGATGTTGATATACAAAATGATAATTCTGATAATATTAATAATCTGGTAAGATTATCACGAGAAAAGACTGCGGTTAAGTTCTTTCTAAATCTAGGTTATACCGTCAAACAATCTATAGGTTTGGTTTCATCACTTGGACAAGCGTCTGGTATGCGAACTGGGGTAAATGTACAGTCATCTGGACTTGCAAGATTCTCTCGTTTAAGGTATAATGACCTACAGAACTTTTCTAATGAGTACAATAAGTTTATGGTTCAACTTGCCTTTATTGCATACGAGTTGAACGGAACACAAACTAACGCAAACATAAAACTATTACAATCAGATAAATTTGATGGTAAAGATGGTGTGTGTAGTATAGTGTGTAAGTATTATCTTAAAGATAGTAGTCTTGCGAAACAATCGCAACTTGCCGCACGAAGAATGAACGATAGGATAGGATAATGGCACTAAGTAAAGAATCACTGAATAGTTCGATAAATTCGGAAATCAATAAACAGACTAGTGCAAACGCAAAGTATGTTAATAGTGCTACAAGTGCAATCGATGATACCTTTGCAAAAACCACCAGTAAGATTGGTAGTGTTGACGGAGAAGTCTTGGGCGGGATTAAGTCTTTGGGTGCATCTGCTCTTGACGGAAACGAAGTATTAAAAGATGGTATAGGAAAACTTACTGATAAGATTCCTAGTTTAGAAGGTGCTGCAACTGCACAAGCATCCATACCAAATCTTTTAGGTTTGTCAGAAGCAAACCCAACTGCATCTGCAATGGAAGTTGTCGGTGGGGGTTCACCCAAAGATATTCAATCTGGTGTAGATAAGGTAACAACTATCTCTGGTGAGGCAATGACAGATATATCTACGTTCACTGCCACTATCGCATCCTCAGATGAATTAACAAGTATCTCTGCCGCACTTCCTGATTTAAAGATTCCAAGTCTTGATGCCGTTGTGGGTGAGATTACCCCTGTCGCATCTCTCAGTAGTCTTGGGGATACTGTAAAGGATAACATATCAGACGCAACTGGTGTTGGTGGTCTATCTGCGACACTTACAGATGCAAAGAATCAATTAAGTACTATAGGTAGTGTTGGTGATTTAGTTACTAGTGGGTTAAGTGATATCACATCTGCCACCACTGAATTCTTATCAGATGCAACTGACTTTGCAACTAACTTTACCGAAACAATAGACAAGGGTTTGGGTGGAGTCTTACAGAATCTTGCGGAAGGACTTACGGGTAATGCATCTTCATTCCTCGCTAACCTTGTGCCAGGCGGTATTAGTGCAACCGAAGCAGAAAGAAAAAGAATACTAGAACAGTTTTCAACAGGTGACCCCGCAGATAAAACTAAAGCGGTCAAATCACTTACCGCAAAATCAAATAATGTCTCTCCAAAAATGAAGGGTATTATTAATAAAGTAGATGCAGAAAACACTAGTGACCTATCTAATAAAGTAACAATTGCAGCAAGAAAGGCGGGTGTTCCTGAGTCAGAGATTCAAGACGCAACCGCAGAGATGGAAATAATTGACACAGGTCTAGACCAACTTGATACTACTATTGGTGGTTCTGTTGTTGTTGATTCAAGTCTATTTGATGAAGACTTCTCTATTGGTGCGAACGAAAACAAATGGTCTGGTCGTACAACCAAAGATGAAGTATTTACATATGTTGCATCTGTAGAAGAGTTGGACGCAGAATTCTCACGTATAGAACGAGATGTCACTGAAGTGATTGTCCACGCAACCGAAACATATACAAATAAAGATATCGGTGCAATAGAGATAAATAACATTCATAACGAATTAGGACATGATGGTATTGGATATCATTATGTGATTAGACGGGATGGTAGACTTCAACGTGGTAGACCCGCAAACAAAGTTGGAGAACACGCAGTAGTAAATGGACATGATGTATATTCTATTGGTGTTGCACTGGTCGGTGGTATTAATGTATCTTCGGGAGACGATAACCCTGAGACACACATGTCTTCGTCATCGTTTACTCGTGAACAGTATTCGACTCTGGAGAAATTTATTAGGTCGTTCTATCGTAGATATTCTGGTGGACAAGTATTTGGACACAATGATATTGATATCGCAGAACAAGACCCATACTTTGATGTAATTGATTACATAGAGTCGATATTTAGAAAGACCAATGTGACTACAGACCCGTCAAGTAATCCTCCATTGAGTCCAACAGAGATTAATGTACAATGACAACTAAGAAAGACAATTTCAGTCAACGAATTAATAAACTAGGTGAGGGTAATGAAAATACTCTTGGTGTTGCTCAAGATGGTATGCAAGACCCCACAGGTGAATTTCCTAAGAGAGATTATAACTTTGGAACTGGTATCAATAAAGCTGCTCGTGGAATTAAGATAAATGAACTCTATGTTGGGGGTGGTGATATTGGTGTATCTTTGGGGATACAAGCACAACGTCCTTCTGAATATCCTTTCAACCAAGTATCAGAATCTTTATCTGGTCATGTTGTTGAATATGATGACACGCCAGGCGGTGAACGAGTATTAATCAAACACCGCACGGGTGCGGGTGTAGAGATGAGAGCAGATGGTTCTGTCATTGTCTCTGCGGTAAACAACAAGGTAGAAGTCACTGGTGGTGACCAAACAGTAATCGTGGAAGGACACGGTAACCTTATTTACAATGGTAATCTTAACCTCAAAGTAACAGGTGATTACAACATAGATGTTGGTGGTAACTATAATGTCAATGTTGCGGGTAACCTAGTAGAACAGATTGAACACAATCATAAGACTACAGTAACGGGTAATACCAACCTTACAACAAAAGGTACAAAGACAGTTAAGACCGTTGGAACAAACACTGAGATGATGTTAGCAGATAATAATCAGTTTGTCAAGGGTAATCAACAGAATCTTGTCGAAGGTAATATCGACCAATCATCTGAAAAGAAAATATTTGTATCTGGTAAAGAGTCCTATGCAGTATCGTCCAAGAACACCAATATCACGGGTGCGAAGTTCGTGTCTGTATTGGGACAGAAGGGTGCAATCGGTGGTAAGAAGGTTGACTTCACTGGTAATGTGTATCAAGGTAATGAAGGTGCAACCGCAGAATCTTCGGGTGCAATCTTCCACGGTACATTCAAGGGTATTGCAGACGAAGCGATTCGTTCATACAATGCGAATGTAGCAGGATTTGCCGAAGTATCTGACCTAACACACTCACAATCATATGCAGAAGCAGCAACTACTGGAAGTAAGGTTGAGAGTACTCATACGGCAGCAACCAAGACACAGGCAACCATTACAGGTGAATTACCACTGACTCCTTTAGTAGTAGTGGGACACGCAACCTCTGGTTCATATGCAATCAAGAATGTTGTGGTCGATGCAGAAGATTCCTTAAAGAACAAAATCCTATTAACAGACGATTATAAGAACGTCTTTGATAAGATACCAACTACCCAAGAGATTCGTTCTGCATTAAGAAATTCTGGTTCTCGTGATACCGTTGGTAGTATTCTTGTTTCAGAAGAAAGACTCAATCCAGACTTCAAGACAAAGACACCACCGTCAATTGGAAGAACTGCAAAGAAATCTCCATCCTCTAGATTTGGATTCGAACCGATTGGTAATGCACTAGAGAATAGAGGTAAGAGGTTCACACCATGATAATTTTAGTAGACCCAGTATATAATCCAGAATTTCAGAGTTCCATTAACTCTGCAACTAGACTAGCGCCAGGCGTTACGATTGCAAAGTTTCTTGGTGCATATGGTGACAGGACATCCTTTAATCACGTTGAGAGTGAATCAACAAGAAAACAAATTGCAAGAAATTTATATCTTCAATCAGAAGCAATGAGAATCATCAACGGTAACACTAAAAACTTTAGTAAGGTTAGATTGATTGTCTCTGAAGGTCTATATGACCTAAAGTCTGCTGATGCGGGTAATGATACTATGACTAAGAAATCTGATGGTCGTTTAGTATATTATCAAGTAATCGATAGAGAAGGAAAGATTGACCTAGAAAAGACTTTTGATGTTGCAGAGTACTGGAAAGACTACATTAATTTTGGTACACTTTATTTAGATTACGACACATATAATCCAGATAAAACACTTACGGGTCAGATAGGTTTAGAGTTTCCAACCGTTCCAAGTAGTTTTGACATTACCTTTAAAAATAACGTTGATACTTATTTTAATAATGAGTTAACTAGTAAAAATGAATTGGTAGAAATTAAAGAAAGAGACTAAAAAAGGTTATAAATAGAAGTATGGCAATACGTAGAGCGTTCGCACAAGAAGATACTAACCTCCAGTCTGCTACGGTAACGACTAGTAGGGAGAGGCAGTATTCTGATATAGACCTTTCATTTAAGGTGAAACCTACCAGTGGAGAAATCTACAAGAAGGTAGATGGAGCCGCAGTGAAACAGGCAATCAAGACCCTAGTTATGACAAATAGACTAGAGAAACCTTTTCGTCCCGATTTTGGTGGAGACGTGCAAGGACAGTTGTTCGAACTAGCGGATAGAGGACGGTCTTCCATTCTACGTAGAGGTATTATACAGAATATAGAAGTATATGAACCCAGAGCAGAAGTTCTTAATGTGATTGTAAAAATGCAACCTGATAGACACAGTCTGGACGTAACTATTAAATTTAAGGTAGTGAATACAATGGAAGAAGTAGAATTCACAACAACACTTGCAAGGTTAAGATAACATGGCGACAACAATAAAATCAACCTCATTAGACTTTGATGCAATCAAAAATAATCTAAAGACTTTTCTGGCAGAGAAAAACGAATTCTCAGACTTTAACTTTGAAGCATCTGGACTGTCAAATATCTTAGATGTCCTTGCATACAATACACACTACAACGGTCTGACCGCCAACTTTGCACTCAATGAATCTTTCCTTGGAACTGCACAATTACGTAGTTCTCTTGTATCTCTTTCAGAAGGTATAGGATATATTCCAGATTCTAAAACGTCTTCTCAAGCACTCATTAAGATGTCTGTTAATTTAAGTGGTGTCGCAGGACGTCCTGCAACAATACAAATACCTAGTGGATTCAAATTTAATGCAACTGTTGATACCACAGAATATGTATTCCAGACCCTAGAAAATTTAAGTGCAACTGATAATGGTGAAGGTCTTTACATATTTAAAGATGCTGCTGGCAGTGACACTATTAAAGTGTTTGAGGGAACAGAAAGAACAAAGACTTTCCTCATAACAAGAAAAGAAGAGAACGCAGTTTACATTGTTCCAGACGTAAATATGGATATTGATACTGCGGTAGTTCGTGTTTATGAAACAGCGGGTGCGTCTGCATTCTCTACATACACAAATTTACTTAAAGCAACAACAATTAATATTGCATCTACATTGTATATTCTAAAAGAATCTCCGAACGGATTCTTTGAATTAACATTTGGTAATGGAACTACTTTGGGTAGGGCTCCAGATGCGGGTAACAAAGTTGTTCTGACTTACCTTGCGGCAAGTGGTACTCAATCGGATACCGCTAAAGTCTTTGAACCACAGTCTGGTATCAATGTGTCGGGTAGTAATTATTCGGTTACCGTTAGTACTGTCGCAAATGCAGTTGGTGGTGGTGAGAAAGAATCACTCGAATCCATTCGTAAGACTGCACCATTCCAGTATGCAACTCAGAACCGAATGGTAACTGCGGTAGATTACTCTACTCTAGTACTGAGAAACTTCTCTACACTGATTAAAGATATTCAATCATTTGGTGGTGAAGATGCACTCAACCCAGAATTTGGGACAGTTATTATGTCGGTACTGTTCAATTCAGATGTAGATGCAGCAACCGAAGCAGTAACAAAACAATCAATCCTAGACCTTTCTAGCCAACTGTCTGTTGCATCATTTAATTTAAAGTTTAGTGACCCAGTAAAAACTTTTATTGAGACAGAAGTGTTCTTCCAGTTCAACCCTAACTTGACAACACTTTCTAGGAATACAATCCAAGATAATGTCAATACAACAATTACTAATTACTTCATAGAAAGCACAGGTAAGTTCGGTCAATCATTTAGACGTTCGAATCTATTAACTTTAATAGATGATGTAAGTCCTGCTATCCTATCATCTCGTGCAACAGTTAAAATGCAGAGAAGATTCTCACCTACATTAACTAAGATTCAAGACCACACTCTGAGATTTGCAGCATCAATTGCTGAGTTCGATGACAAAAACTATATAATTACTTCAAACGCATTTACTTATAAAAACAAAGTATGTATTGTTAGAAACAAACTAAATTCTAATAAGTTAGAAGTCTTTAACCAAAATGACCGTATTGTTATAGTAGACAACGTAGGTTCATTCTCTACTGATACTGTAAGTATAGTTGGACTACAGATAGATAACTTTAGTGGTGCAGAATCATTTATTAAAGTAACTGCGGTAGCAGCTAATCAAAGTGCAATCACTCCATTCAGAGAAGATATTATTGAACATGATAAGAGTCAATCATTTAGTCGTATTGTAGATGTTGACAGTGGAGTCACAAATTAATGGCAATAACCCATCCACATGGCAAGAACGATACTCTGATTGATTTGAATAGGAGGGATATTGCCTTCCCTAAAAATCAAATCCAAGAGATTCTTCCTGAATTCTTTAAAGGTACGTATCCAAAACTCATAAGTCTTTTGGAAGAGTACTATCATTTTGAGACGGGGTCTAATTCTCCTTCTCGTTTGATTGGTGAGTTGTTCCTTAATCGTGATATCACTCAGAATGATATAGAACTTCTATCCTTTATTGAAGACGAACTTCTATTGGGTCAATCTTTCTTCGAAGGATTTGCAGACAAACGTGCTGCAGCAAAGTATTCAAACACATTATATCGTTCAAAAGGAACATTGTATTCAATACAACAATTCTTTAGAACGTTCTTTTCTATTGACCCAGACGTAATTTATACTAAGAAAAATATATTTAAGGTCGGAGAAGAAGACTCTAAGATTGGTTTTAACTCTCAGAAGTTTATAACTGATAACAGATTATATCAAACTTTTGCATTACTTATCAAATCAGAGATTGCAGAAACACAATGGAAAGAACCGTATAAGTTGTTCGTCCATCCTGCTGGCATGTTTGTTGGTAGTGAGGTACAAATTGTATCTCAAGCACGGGATGAGATAACTGCTCCTTTGGTTCTGAGCGAACCACCCCCACCAATTACTATTGAAGCTACAGGGGCGTTTAATGTGTTACCAACACTAGATTTAACTGCTCTTGTTGATGACCTATATAGTGACTCAGCGGGTGTGTTGAGTAGAATTAATGCAGAACTTAATGACATTAGAGGATTTTACCCACATAATATACAGACGATTGAGAATCAGTATTCATCTTTGAGAGAAGCACAAACTGCAACATCTCCAACATTTGATGATTCTGACGAATTTGAAACAAATGGTATGGATATGTCAAACCATTTCCACTGGGAAACAATAGACCAAGAGAAACATATTTTTTACAGTGCGGATAGTGACCAATACCTAAAAAGTTTTACATTGTAGTGTAAAATACTTATAAATAGATTAAACAGACGGATTATCAAATGGCGAAACAACTAGTAAACAGAGGTTCAACAGCAAACGATGGTACAGGTGATACCTTACGTACTGCTGCTCAAAAAATAAACGAGAACTTTACAGAACTTTACACCTCTATTGGTGGAGATTCTGCTACTGCGAACGTAAAACTTGCAGCGGGAGGAGCAATCTTCGAAGGATTGGCAACAAATGCCCACCAGACTATACTTTCTCCAATCGAACCAACACAAGATAATAACGTCTATATTCCAGATGACAGTGGAACATTAATTTTAGACTCTTGTGCTCAGACGTTGACCAACAAGACTATTCTTGTTCCGACACTAACAACACCTAAGATTAGAGATGCGAATGCGAGTCATACGTACAATGTACTAGTAGGTGACATTAGTGCGAACCGTAACATTTCACTACCCGCACTACAAAGTCATGATACATTTGTGTTTGCAAATGCAACTCAAACATTACTTAATAAGACTATTGGTGGGTTGACAGTTAATAACCCCACGTTTGGTGGTATTTCTGGTGGTTCAATCCTGTTCGATAGTGACGGTGATGAGTACTTAAAGTTTGTAAAGACTGCAAGTGCGATTAACTTCGTTACCGTCACAAACGCTGCGACAGGTGGTAACCCATCAATAGATGTAGACGGTGGTGACGCAAATATTAGTCTCGAACTTGCCGCAAAAGGTACTGGTGCAGTTGAAATCAAAAACAAACTTGTTCTAGAAAAAGGAACAGATGTTGGTTCTACTACTGCTATAGATATGAATGAACCATTAACAGTGTTTAACTCTGGTTCACAAATTCTTCCAACTATCGGAGATGGAACAATTCAAGGGGAAGTAAAATACTTCAGTAACGTTAGTACTGGTGAAGCAAGACTTACTGTAGGTGCTACTTCAAATATCTATGGTGTAAATGGTAATGGCCATATCTCTTTCGGACAAGGTGACGGATGTATACTAGTATGGAACTCAACTAAAAGCAAATGGTTTTTCGTGTCAAATAATGGCACAACAATAGGGTAATTGAAATGGCGATTATAACTCAAGATTTAAAGAAACAAGTATTAAAGGATATCAAAACAGATTTTGATGCCGCAGGAGAAAATTACTTTGCAGTAATAGGTCGTTCCGAAGATTGGAATGATTCTGACATAGCGCCAACTGCCATAAGTTCTACAAGAGAAGAAAGAAACTTTCGTCTTGGAATACAATCCGCAAAAAACATTATTGATTTATCCTTTGTTGTTCCCAGATACAACTGGTCTTCTGGTGCAATCTATTCTTCATACGATGATGCACAAGTAGGTTATCCTGCTCAGTCATACTATGTTATGAATGACAATAACCAAGTATACATGTGTATTCAACAATCTAAAAATGCGGCAGGACAATCACAGGTATCTAGTGTCCAACCGACTGGTAATACAACAGGTACTCCATTTGATACCGCAGATGGTTACATTTGGAAATTCTTATATTCTATCAGTGCTTTAGACGCAAACAAATATATCTCTGCCAACTATTTACCAATTAAATTACAGGGTGCAACTGACTCAGACTCCCCTGCTGCTGATATCGAACAACTTGTAGTACAGAATGCCGCTATCATAGGACAAATTTCAGGTTATGCAATTGACTCAGGTGGTTCAGGATATTCGTCCACACCAACTGTCACCGTAATAGGTAATGGTACAAAAGCAAAAGCGAGTGCAACAATCTCTGGTGGACAAGTTGTAAGGGTAGAACTCATTGATAGTTCTGGTGCTTACACACTTGGTAGTGGATATGATTATGCAGATGTTACTGTAACTGGTGGTGGTTCTCCAACAAAGCCAGCGGGAGTTAGAGCAATACTTTCACCTGTATTAGGACATGGAGGAGACGCAAGGGATGACCTTCGTGCTACCTCAATTATGTTTAACGCAAAACCATCTGGTGCAGAAGAAAATGACTTTATCATTGGTAATGACTTCCGTCAAGTTGGTTTAATTAGAAATTTAAAAGACAGTGCGGGTTCAGTAGACTTCACTGCATCAACAGGTATTGGTTTAAAGAAACTAGTATTGGGAAGTGTATCTCAAGGGTTTACCGCAGATAACACTATTGCAGGTGCGACTACTGGTATTGAAGCATTGATTGACAAAGTAGATTCTTCTAACATATGGTATCACCAAACCGAAGTGACTGGTTTTGGTAATTTTGGTTCAGGTGAAGCAATATCAGAAATAGATGGTAATGGTACGGGAGTATTAAACGCATCTTTTCATCCATACGTAAACCCAGAAATTGACGTATTCTCTGGTGAAGTATTGTATATAGATAACCGTGCAGCGGTTACTCGTAGTGCAGACCAGACTGAAGATATTAAAATCGTAATCCAAATTTAAGGTAAAGACATGTCAAAGACATTTACATCTAACGTATTCCAATCAACCTATAAGGATGATTTTAAGGACAGTGATAATTATCATCGTGTCCTCTTTAACAGTGGTAGAGCGATTCAAGCACGTGAACTTACCCAGTTACAAACAATCATTCAAGAGGAAATCGGAAGATTTGGTCGTAATATTTTCCAAGATGGTTCTGCCGTAAATCCTGGCGGGCCAGAAGTCAATGATAATTACGAGTTTATTAAACTAGATACTTCAGTAAGAACTTTACCAGACGATACCTCTTCTTTACTAGGACTTGAGTTTACTCATAGTGTAACAAGTACTGCTGCAAGAGTTCTAGAGGTCGTGCCTGCTGTAGGTTCAGACCCAGCAACATTATATGTTCAATATACAAACACCCAAGGTGGTGCAGTTGGAACAAACCCAGTTCGTATGAATTCGGGTGTTGATATCACAAGTGGTAGTTTTACCTTTACTGTACAATC